GATAAAACCGAGGATGGTATTCCAGTTGAATACTATGAATGCCAAAATGAAGCAGAATTACTTCAATCGTTTGTCACCTGGTGGTCGACTGATGAGAATATGCCTGACATTATCACGGGTTGGAATTCTCGCTTCTTTGATGTCCCATACTTACTCAATCGAGTTGTTCGTGTCTTGGGGGAAAATGAGGCCCGACGATTCTCCCCCTGGGGACAGATCCACCAGAAAACAGTTAACGTCATGAATCGAGAACAGCTTGCATATGATATCGTTGGAGTTCAGCAACTCGATTATATGGATCTGTTCAAGAAATTTGGTTACAAATATGGCAATCAAGAATCATATCGTCTTGGCCATATCTCACAGGTTGTTCTTGGTGAGACCAAGGTCGATTATTCTGACTTGGGTTCACTGAAGAACATGTATGAGAATGATTACAGAAGATTCGTTGACTACAATGTCGTTGATGTGAATCTACTCGAGAGAATGGAAGACAAGACAGGGTTTATTAACCTTGTGCAGACCGTGGCTTATCTCGGGGGTGTGAACTATTCAGATACACTCGGGACGGTTGCAATCTGGGATTCGATCATCTACCGGAGACTAGCCCGCCAGAAGATTGCAATTCCTCCGAATCAAAATAGTTCCAAGACCCCATTCGCGGGTGGGTATGTTAAAGAACCCCACATTGGTATGCATGATTGGACATTGTCTTTTGATTTGAATTCACTCTATCCCAATATTCTTATACAGTGGAATATGTCACCCGAGACATTGATACCACACACTCGGGTAGATGGGTTGAATCCCGATAGAATCTTGGATGAAGGGAAAATTGATATGGCAGCAGATGTCACGATTGCTGCAAATGGTTCGTGTTACCGAAAAGACAAGACGGGTATCATCCCAGAGATCGTGGAAGAACTCTATGACAAACGAGTGATCGTTAAGAATCAGATGCTTGCAGCCCAACAGAGAAAAGAGCGAGAGGGTTCTACGAATACCATCGAGACAGAAATTGCTCGATGTGAGACAGAGCAGATGGCAATCAAGATCCTACTCAATTCTCTTTACGGTGCGCTTGGTAATTGCCATTTTCGATATTATGATCTTCGTATTGCCGAGGGTGTTACCCTGACAGGTCAGACCGTGATTCGTTGGGCGGAAAAGGCATTGAACTCTTATCTGGACAAGGCACTCGGCACACCGAAAGATCGGGTGATTGCTATTGATACTGATTCGATCTATGTCAATGGTAATGATATCGTGGCAAAATACAAAGGGGATAATCCGGTTTCTTTCCTCGATCAGTTTGCCACGCAGGCGGTTGAACCGGTGCTTGAGAATGCATTCCAAAAACTCTTTGAAATCACTCAGGGGTATAATTCCCGAATGGTGATGAAACGAGAGGTCATTGCTGACCGTAGTATCTGGACCGCCAAGAAGCGTTACATCCTGAATGTCCATAACAGTGAGGGTGTTCAATATGCCAAACCTAAGATGAAGATCATGGGCATCGAGGCTATCAGATCATCTACCCCGGCTGTGTGTCGGGTTGCTCTAAAAGAGATGTTCAAGATTATTATTGGCACGGATGAAGAAACTGCACAGAAAGAGATCGCAAGATTCAAAGAAGACTTTGCAAAACTTGATCCAAAGGCAGTGGCATGTCCTCGCGGTGTTTCTAATCTCACGGGGTATCATGACGCAGACATAATCTACTCCAAGGGCAGTCCAATTCATGTTCGGGCTTCTTTACTTTACAATCATCATGTCAAAGCCCATGGTCTAGGCAAGAAATATCAATTGATTCGGAATGGTGATAAGATTCGGTTTGTGTATCTGCGCCATCCAAACCCGATCAAAGAAAACATCATTGGGTTTCCTGATGATCTGCCGCCAGAATTAGATCTGCATAAATACATTGATTATGATACTCAGTTTGAGAAGACATTCCTGGCTCCACTGAAAATCATCCTTGATGCCATTGGGTGGAAGCCCGAGAAGATCCTGACGCTGGAAGATTTCTTTTGTTGAAAATTGAACTGAATTGTGTTATAATACTTATATGATAAACCCCAAATATCCCATCTACATTATCTCAAAGGCTCGGGCCGATACTCGGTTCACCTCAAGAACACTTGAACAGCTCGGTGTTCCATACCGGATCGTAATCGAAGAGTCAGAATACAAAAACTATTCTGCGGTAATTGATCCCCAGAAGATCCTCGTCCTGCCCAAGGACTTTCGGGAGAACCCACGATGGGCGGTCCGGTGTGAAGCCACTGGTCTCCTGGGTGGTTCTATTCCGGTTCGCAATTGGGTCTGGGAACATTCTATATCAGAGGGACACGAAAGACATTGGATCATTGACGACAACATTCGCAATTTCTATCGACTGAATCGAAACAAGAAGGTCCGTGTCTCCTCGGGTATCACCTTCAAATTGCTCGAAGACTTCACTGATCGATACCAGAACGTCATGATGTCGGGCATGAACTATGATTACTTCTTGCCCGAGACTTCACAGTGTTCACCCTACCGATTGAATACACGTGTCTATAGTTGCATTCTACTGCACAACTCTTTGAAACTGAGATGGCGGGGTAGGTATAATGAAGATACTGATCTCAGTCTTCGTGTCCTTAAAGAGGGCTATTGCACGATGCTGTTCAATGCATTCTGTTGTGGTAAACAGGGGACCATGATTATGAAGGGTGGCAATACCGAGGCGATATATTCCAAGAATCAAGAGGAATTCGATAATCGGCTTGCCTTTGCCAAATCACTCCATGACCAGCATCCTGATGTGGCAAGCATTGTGCAGCGATACAAGGGGCGCACAGGGGAGACCCGTAATCATCACTGGGTAGACTATACGGGTTTCCGACAACAGCCTGTATACAAAGAGGGAATCGTGCCCACTGATTCATATAACGATCACGGTATGATCCGCAAGAATCTCAACGAAGAAGAACTCAACGCAGAAAGCAAATACTGGAAATGAAGAAACCCGTAAATAATGTAGATGATGTCACGAATAGTGTATACACGCGAGATGAGGGTATCAAAAAGATTCCTCATGATTGGTGGGGTATGCCAGAATTCATTCAACCCAAGACCTGGCCATATGCAGAAATAGATGTATACTTCGAGAGTGAAGATGATGTCACTGAATTCGCGAAATTGATTGATCAAGAGTTTATCAACGAGAAGACCAAACATACATGGTTTCCAAAATCAAACCGAACCCGAAGAATTGCCCGTTGGGTGCAGGAAGACTAATATGAAAGAAAACGACGAGAAAAGATATATCAGGATTCGCGTTCGGAACGAAGAAGATCTAAAGCAATTTGCAGAACTCTTGAAGCGACCTAATATCACCAGCAAAACAAAATCAATTGATTACCCACTGATCCCAAAGGGAAAGAACACACTCGACAACTTCTTTGAGTAATGTATACCCTCACGCAGTTCGATACAATCTACGATAAAGATACCACGAAGGTTCATACATATGCGAACCTCGAGGATTTTGAAAAGGTCTTTTACAACCTAAGTAAAAGCCCTGGGTATAAACCAAAGAGAGGGGAATTCAAGGAGGGTTCCCCCCTGATAACTCCCGCTACATTTTCGACAAAATCCGGTCGAAAGAATATGAATGTCGTTCAATGGAATCGCTGGGCGGCACTTGACATAGATGAGTATGAATGCGGCTTTGAAGAATCATTAATGACATTCAAGGACTATTACTTCATTTGTTATTCATCGGCATCATCGACAAAGGAGAAACCCAAGTATCGTATCGTGCTTCCACTGAGTGACAATGTGCCGGCAAATAAGGTTCAACACTTCTGGTTCGCCCTGAACACGGAGTTCAATTCATTGGGTGACAAACAGACCAAAGACCTATGTCGAATCTATTATGTCCCGGCAAAATATCCAAGCGCCAACAACTTCATCTTCACGAATAAAAAGAACCAGCATGTCAATCCACATGAATTGATGGATAAGCATGAATTCATTGAACCAACGAGCAGTGGATATCCACCAGAGATAGAAGCCGCATTAATGCAACACCGAAAAGATAAGTTGCAGAATACCAATTACTCTTGGAGTGGATGGAGAGATTGCCCATTCGTGAATCAAACACTGGTCCGTGAATACTTTTCCATCACGGAGACCGGTTGGTATCGTCAAATGTATCGGATAATTTCTAGTATTGCGGGAAATGCAGTGCGCCGAGGTTACCCAATTACCGGTAATGTCATTGAAACTTTGTGTCGTGAAATCGACCAAGAAACTGGGCTACACTACAAGAATCGACCTATCGCTGTAGAGGCAGAAAGGGCGATTTCATATGTCCTCAAGAATCAATGACACTACTAGGATATCACAATAAAGCACAGTATCATTGAAGGGTGTACTGTGCTTTATTGTGATATCCTGACAAGAGAAAACCAAGATGCCAAGAAAAACCGAAACGACCGAAATACCATTTGTCCCGACAAACACGTGTCCCTACTTCGATCATGTCATCCATATGGTAGATGAACTCAAAGATCTGGTTGATGAGGACAAACTACCGTTCGCGAAATCACTCTATACAACAATCCTAGCGGAACTAGAGCATATTCGCAATAGTAATGAAATGCTCCGGGATTCAGGAAAATATTGGTATGAGAAAACCAAGAAAAAACATTGAAAGAGTGACGTAGGTGTGGTATAATAGTACTATGAAAGGTCACGATGAAGTAATGGATGAAGACCTAGAAAAGGTAATTCACGAATTAGTGAATTCGCTCCTGGAAGCAGACTTCATGGGGGTACAAACGGGTCTCGGCTCTGATGCAGTCGGAGGATATCGATACGTCACGTTCCATCGACCCATGACACTCGATGGTGAAATTCGTGTTTATTCACCGGGCTTGATCTTGTTCAGAGTCAATCCAAGCAAGAGAAAAAATCACCTCTGTGCTTCCGTGGATTCCGCTATGAAATACATCAAGGAAGAATTTAAGTGTTTACAAACCCAGCAAGATAGTGTATAATAATAGTATGAAAAATGAGATTACCTACTTACATGGGTTTCGTTCCAGCTTTGATCCGATGAAGTCGAAGATACAAGCTCTGTCCAAACTCGGAGCGGTAAATGGACCTCAAATTGATTACGAAAACGATTCACTTTCCGAGATCGAGGAAAAAGTATGCGGTGTAAGACCCGTGGGTGATGTCCTGATTGGCACATCACTGGGTGGTTGGTTGGCCGCACACTGTGGTATCAAATATGGTATTCCCTTTGTGGCGATCAACCCGGTTACTGATCCGCTGGTTCAATCGGTCGGGAGATACCTAAAAGATGTGCATGAGTTTCACTCCTTTCCTACTACTGGATCAAGATGCGGTCTGATTTTGTTGGATGAAGCTGATGCTGTATTGGATTCACATGCAACTAATGCTATGTTGGGTGAGGCATATCACGTTGAAATGTTCCCAGGTGGTTCACACAGATTCGATCATACCGAAAAGAGCCTTGCATTGATAAATAGTTTTATCGAAAACGAAACTATCCTCTACGAATTTTAACAAAGACCTAAAATGCAATCCTTTAAAGAACTCCTAATCACAGAGAAATTCCAGAACCTTTTTCAGAAAGATGAAAAAGAACAGTATGCCGAGGCAGTCTGGGATATGCTCCAGAAATCATATGCAAAGATCGGTGGACTAAAGGGCAGTGGATTTGACTCAGTTAAAGCAATGATTGAAAAGATTCCATTCTGGAAAGTTGCGATTAAAAATGGAATGCCCAAGGCCGTGGTCATGTATAAAGATAAGGCGGGGAGAAAGTCTGTTGCCCTGGGTACTGATGGATCTCCTGAAGGACTCAAATTATTCAAAGAAATGCTCCGGGAGGATATGAATAGGAGTTGGGGAGAATATTCTAAAGCAATTCTATCTGTTATCATGAAATTGGCGGCCTGGTCTGATCTGAAAAAATATGCGATTGATCCGAAATTGATCAAGGATGCAATACCCCTTGATACTGATGGTATTTCAGAACTTGATGCTAGACAGAGACAGGTATTAGCAAAATACCCCCAGCTGAAGAAGTGGGGTTATTTTCGGAAGATCGGCGGTAAGGTATTATTCAAAGTCGCGTTTGGTACTATGAACAAAAAGATAACCGTATAAACAAGCACATAGATTTATGATGGAAGAAAAGAAAGAAGAAACCAAAACTGAGACTGAAGAGTCGACGTATCGTAATATGACACCTGAACAACAGATTCAGATTCGTCAGATGGCAAAGCGAATGCTGGATATTGGTGCTGATGGTCGGAAACCATTGAAATACGCCAAACGGGGTATCGATAATTCATTGGGTGTTCCTCGTGGGCAAATCTACTCCGACTTCAAGGGGAGTGAATATGTCAAAGATGCAAGTGGAACCATTCGAAAGGTTAGTAAGTGAATTGGTAAAATAACACAGACGATGAAAACAGACCGCAAGAAACCCCTTCCTGATTTTCCAGATAAGGTAACCAATCACAAGGTGGGCAAGAAAAAGAAGAAACGCTTCACCTTGATTTGGAAATTCTTGAGCGGTAAATGCTACGAACAAAAATACCATACCGCACGTGCGGCGACGACTGCAAAGAAAGACTGGGAACACCGGGCGGCAAACTGCACGACCTGGTTCCCACCAGAAACGTGCACAGTTGAATTGATTGAATTATAAAAATAATGAGTGAAGACCCAACACCCTTGTGTATGTATCGTTTTCGGGATGACCCAATGAATGGTGACTATACCGATCTTCTCGTCATCGCACGATCCGCTGGAGAAGCGGAAATGCTGGCAGAGAGAGGCACGGGAGATCCATCATTCCCTCCATTCGACGATTTGGAACTGCGAGGGATCATTCCCATCGAACCGGGGATTGTCGCGCTATTCGATTTTGATCATGAGGCCCACCCAAGTGCTATGGATGGTCTTGAAACACCAACCAGCCAGCGGATAGCTCGGTGAAGTTGGTGATGCAAGAAACCCCAGAGCATGCAATTATGTGCAAGGCAAATGAGTTGAAGACCTTGATAGATAAATATGATCTTTCCACTACCTCATTTGCCAACCTAAAATCCCTGCAAGAATACTGTGAATACATTGCCGAAACTTGTGAAGAACACCGAACCCCCTGAATTTACCTGATCAATTTATAAATTATGTCACTAATCGATAGACTACAAAAGTCCAGTAGGATTGAGCACGTCTCTATTCTCACTGATTCAAAGTTCTTCAACAAGAAGGACATGATCACAACCCCTGTTCCAATGCTCAATGTGGCATTGTCTGGTTCACTTGATGGTGGACTTTCCCCGGGGCACACAATGCTCGCAGGACCAAGTAAACACTTCAAGACATCCTTTGCCTTGTTGATCGCCTCTGCTTATCTCAAGAAATATAAGGATGCAGCACTCCTGTTCTATGACAGTGAGTTCGGTTCACCGCAATCATACTTTGAATCATTTGGTATCGATACGGATCGTGTTCTCCATTCACCTGTTACTAATATCGAAGAATTGAAATTCGATTTGATTCACCAGATGAATGAGCTCAAGCGGGGAGAGAAGGTTATCATCATCATTGACTCGATTGGTAATGTCGCTTCCAAGAAGGAAGTCGAGGATGCACTGAATGAAAAAAGTGTTGCTGATATGACTCGCGCGAAGGCAATGAAGTCACTCTTTCGATGTGTGACGCCACACTTGACGATAAAGGATATTCCTCTCCTGACGATCAACCACACATACATGGAGATCGGTATGTTTCCCAAAGCAATCGTGTCGGGTGGCACGGGTGCATATTACTCAAGTGATAACATCTGGATCATCGGCCGTCAGCAAGACAAGGTCGGGACTGAGATTCAGGGTTATCACTTTGTGGTGAATATCGAAAAGTCTCGGTTTGTTCGGGAGAAATCCAAGATTCCAATTTCGGTTTCATGGGAAGGTGGAATTGAAAAATGGTCTGGTCTCCTGGAGGTTGCTCTACAGACGGGGCATGTCATCAAACCAAAGAATGGATGGTATATGCCGATTGACCCTGCTACCAATAAAGAACTCGCTCCAAGTAATTGCCGAGCAGCAGATACCATGAAGGAAGAATTCTGGAAGCCAATTATAGATAATACTGACTTCGCTGAAGTGATTCGCAAGAAGTTCACGGTAGCGCATTCACCGATGCTTCAAGAAACTAGTGAGGCCGCGGAAGATGTCCCGGGCCCTGTGAAATCACTTCCTGCTATTGAAAGTACCATAGACGTATGACTACTACACCTGAATTCGCCATGCTTTACGTAATTATAGCTCAAAGTGTAATCATTGGATGTCTGCTCAAAGATCGCCGCCATTACAAGATTGGACTTGAAATATACGAAGACTATGTCGAACAACTAAAAACAAGGCTCCGTGGATCGACTCCCCCTGATGAAAAATAAACTATCACTATTACTGTTAATCATTATTCTTGCCCTATCATGTGGATGTGTTATCCCAGAGAGGACCAGAGCACCCCGAGAGGTGATTATCACCAATACGTTGCCTTCGATCAATTTTAAGACGGTTACTGGGACAAACGAAATGATTGTAAGCTTATGAAGAATTATTGTAAAACATGTGCGGTAAAGAAAGGTTGGGAGTTGAAAGAAGATTCCCATTCGGCACAGAGTCTAGTATCGCAATGTGATATCTGTGCTCTGACATATGAGTTGTTTGAGGAGAAATATTGGAACAAAAGGCTTTTGTTAAATGAGCAAGACAAACGGTAAGGGTGATTCACCACGGAACTGCTTTACTGAGGAGTTTCGTGATAACTATGATGAAATATTTGGAAAGATAGAATATGAAGAAAGCACAAATACAAGAACTGAAAAAAAGGATCCTCGACCTAGACCAGAAAGTCGCAGATCAAAGAAAATGGTTGCAGGAACACAATACAATGAACTTCTTCGTAGAAGATATCCGACAAGAAATCCGTGACCTACTACTCCTGATCCCCAGTTAATTTGATGAATACCGTATCAGTAAAAAAGCTAGACATAGACGCACTCGTTCCCTCTAAGGCTCATGCAGATGATGCTGGATGGGATTTGTATTCCAACGAGAATGGGATCATATACCCCGGTGATAGGATGGTGATCAAAACAGGTATTGCTCTTGGCATCCCGTATGGTTACTATGGGAGAATTGCCCCCAGAAGTGGGCTGGCAGTCAAACGAGGAATTGATGTTCTCGCTGGCGTCGTGGATTCTGGATACCGAAATGAAATTGGTGTTGTCCTTATCAATCATGATCCTACTAAGCAGTTTCCAATCACTCGTGGAGACCGTATTGCTCAAATCATCTTCGAGCGCGTCGACGATTTCCGGCTTTATGTTGTCGATGAACTGAGTACCGCTGAGCGTGGCATGGGTGGATTCGGATCGAGTGGAACATGATCATTGATGTAGATGGTGTTGGGTATGAATGCAGTGAGTTTACTAATAAGTATCGTCATTGGGTTTTTGACTATGCACACGATCTTGCTTTAAATTACATTCCCCCTGATTTGAGTTTTGTCGAGTGGATAGAGGAACGTAAGGGATGGAGACACATAAAAAGTAAAACCTTCCAGTTGGTTAAATGAAACACGGAAAGTGTTGACAAAGTCATTTCGTTATGGTATCATAGTTATGACGACAATGAAACAAGAATCGACATCAAACCCAATCACCATCATCCGGCAGCGAATGCAATCAAGCATTTTACGGTATCGTTATCGACAGAATATCCGCACTTGGTTTGAAGTAAAACCAGAACCAATCCGGTCTTCATGTATCAAGGCAGGAATGATCCTCCAGACATATGATACTCCTTGATACATGAAGAATCTCAAACGGGAAATTGACATTCAAGTCAGACATCAAATCTGGGAGCGTGTCTGGCACCAACTCACCCCTCAAGTCTGGAATCAGTGTGAGACTCCTATCAGATGGCAAATCTGGAATCAAGTCAGGCGGCAAGGCTGGGTTCAAGTCAGGGCACAAATTGAAAAATGAAGAATCTCAAGCGACAAATCCACTCGATACTGTGGTGTCAAGAGGATCAACTCGATCAAGTCGAAGATCAACTCGCTCGGGAGATCAATATTCAAATCCAAGTTCCAATCTGGGATCAAAATTGGTGGCGAGTCGAGTCTCAAATCTTGAATCAAGTCGAATTCAATTTGCATTTTAAGACATGAAGAATCTCAAGGATCAAATCGATGATTACCTTGATACTCGCACCGATGCTCAAATCTGTAATCAAGCCAACCGTCAAGTCGAGCATCAGGTCAGCCATCAAATTTGGCGGCAAATCTGGGATCAAATCTGGTGGCAGGTCAGTCATCCACTCGAATATCAAATCAGCTGGGAGATAGATGATCCAATTGAAAAATGAAGAGTCTTAAACATCAAATCTGGAATCAGATCCGCCGAGGTATTAACGATCAAATCGGTTGGCAAGTCAAGAATCAACTCCACTGGCGAATCCGCGGTAAAATCTGGGGACCAATAATGAAACAAATCGATGATCCGATCTGGGATCGAATATTGAAAAATAGACATTAATGCATAAAAACACAGTCGAACTAATCGGACACTACGGAGACGATGAGGTCCATGCCTGTAGCGCATGGACTTCAACCAGCCGAACACTTACAAATGAAAAACAAAACCGAATACCAAAACTACTCGCCTTCCTCGCTGAGGCGGGTCACCACACACCTTTTGAAAAATCTTCGTTGCACTTTCTGGTTGATACTGATATTGCTTCTCATATTCACCTGCTTAAACATCGCGTTGGGGTATCAATCAATGCCGAATCGGCCCGATACAAGGAACTGAAAGAGGACAAGTGTTTCGTCCCAGATGATTGGAAGGGGATCATTCCCTCAGAAGATACTGGAGTGAATGTAGATGAATCACCTGATTGGGGTGAGCGTCTGGCACAATATACTGAGGTCGGAAACAAACTATATCATCGGTGTGTCGCTGATCTTGAACCGATCTTGGGGCGTAAACGTGCCAAAGAATCTGCTAGATTCTTCAAGACTTATAACAGTCAAATCTGCGCTGATGTGATGTTTAACTGGAGATCATTCAACCACTTCCAACAACTGCGAAACAAGCCGGATGCTCAGAAAGAGATCCGAGAGATCGCGCAGATGATGTTGGACAGCGTGAAAGAACTCGAAGGTAATCCCTTCCAACATACTATAAGTGCTTTTGGATTATGAACACTAAAATTAATATGAAAAACTACGAACTAACGGATAAGGATTCTGGTAAAAACTTGGCAATCATTCGAATCACTGAGGGTGAATTCAAAGAGGTTGAATTCTCGCTCGGCAAGGTGCGCTTTGGGGAAGATGATAATGAGGAAACCTGTAAAGTCACATTTGACTTTGAAGTCATCATTCCACCTAAAGATATCTCTGTACAAGAGGCGGAAAAGATGATAGAATTACAAGACACAATTGGAAAGATTCTACTCAATATATTAGAAGAACAAGCAGCGCTAGAAGACCGAAATGCAAATGTCACTACCGAACCTAATCCTTAGAAACCTCATTCAGCGAGAATCCTTTTGTCGAAAAGCTCTCCCGCATATCAAATCAGAATACTTCGAGGGCACAGATCGCACGGTGTATGATCTAATCCTCTCCTTCATCACGAAGTATAATAAATTACCAAATTCGCCATCACTGCAAATTGAATACGAAGAGTCTGACAGCAACAAACTCAAATCCGGCGAAGTCCTCTCGACGATCCAGACCCTTGCAAAAGAAGGTGATTGCCAGGAAGATTGGCTACTGGATTCAACTGAAAAATGGTGTCAAGATCGAGCTGTCCATCTTGCGATCATTGAATCCATTGAAATCATTGATGGGAAGAATAAAGAGGCAACAAAGGGGTCGATCTTAGATATCCTGAAGAAGGCAATCTCAGTGACATTTGATACCAATGTCGGGCATGATTACCTTGAGAATGCAGATGAACGATATGCATTCTATCATGAGAAAGAAGACAGAACACCCTTTGACCTTGAGCTGTTTAATACCATCACGAAGGGCGGTGTTCCGAATAAGACACTGAACATCATCCTGGCAGGAACCGGTGT